AACGACAACGTCAACAAGGCCGACGTAAAGGTTATATCAAATTCATCGGTAGATACCAAAACATTTTTCACCGCTGACGAATCTTTCAAATTGGTAAACAATGATGCAAATGTCAAAGACGAAGTTGCCGCAGGTTTATATTACAAAGATATTGGCTCAAGGAAAAATTTGACAGTGGCAGAATCTGATGTGGAATTTGAGAACGCTTCGGATTCGGTCAAAACTGTTTACAGAAGCAAAGCAGTTACAAATGTAAGAAAATTAGTGACCGAAGGGTATTTAAAAATTAACAGGACATCACAAGATGTTTCAATATCTGTTGAGAAGGCAAGTTTATAATGGCTGAGTTTTATACAAATTTACCACAAAAAGATAAAGACAATTTACAAAACACAATTGATAAATTAAAGACTCTAAATTATCAAGAAGAATATCAATTCAACGCAGGCGAATATGATGCCGCGATTGCATTTTTTGTTCAAAGGGGATTCAAAAGAGAATCTGCAGAGTCAACTGCATATGTTATTTTGGCACAGGCAAAAATTGATGACGTCAACCCTCAAGAACTTTTAGACAAACTTACATACGCATCACCGGCCCAACTCTCAGAACTGATTACAATCATACTTAATGCTAACAGATACAAGTCTAGTAGATTGGGTGTGAGGCAAACACTCGCTACCAAAGACACAGTATCTAGAAATATTCTAGACTAATGCTACCAAGATTTGCCAGAGGAAAGTTTTATCCAAAAAATCAGGAAAAATATGTTGGTTTGAAAACACCCACATATCGTTCTAGTTGGGAACATGCGTTCATGAGATTATGTGATCAACATCCTAATGTGGCCAAATGGGCAAGTGAATCAATAAAGATTCCGTATAGACATCCTTTAACAGGAAAGTATACTGTATATGTGCCAGATTTTTTTGTTGTTTATGTCGATAAAAATGGAGCCAAACACGCGGAACTAATAGAAGTCAAACCTAAGTCTCAAACTAATATTCATGATGCTGGTAAAAGCCAAGGCAAAAAGAAACAGGCAGTGATCAACATGGCCAAATGGGAAGCCGCGAACGCATACGCAAAACAAAACCGTATAAGATTTAGAGTGTTGTCAGAAGATCAATTGTTCCATCAAGGTACACGTAAGTAAATAAAGCAATGACAAAGAAGCTAGAAGAAATATTAAATTTACCAAATGTTAAAGAAGCATTTGCCAAAGTAGATACCAAAGAAAAAGAGAAAGAAGATCAGGCAAATGGTAAAAGTAAAAATTTAGATCCGCAAACACAAAAGAATCTTGAAAGAAGTTATGCCGAGTTTGATAAAATAGCGGCGGCATTACCGCAGGTAAAGGGTCTCGGAGAACTATCTGATCTCGAACTTGATAAGTTGGCAGTTGAGGCAGAAGAAAGCTACAAAAATTTAATGGATTTGGGTATGAATGTTGACTCGCGTTATTCTGGACGTATATTTGAGGTTGCAAGTACTATGTTAAGAAATGCAATAGATGCCAAATCCAACAAGATAGATAAGAAGTTAAAAATGGTTGAATTGCAACTTAAAAAGCAGAAAATAGACCAAGGCAATAAAGACGATACTGGCATCGAAGAACAGGATGGTTTTGTAATATCCGACCGTAATGAATTGATGAAGAAACTACTTAAGAAAGACTAAATATACTAAATGAGCACTTTTAAACAATATCTTACGGAAGCACATAAGTCATATGACTACAAAGTAAAGGTTGCTGGTCCTATAGCTAGTGAAAAAGGCTTTGCTACAAAGATGGAAACTGCACTACAAAAGTTTGAGGTAGCAAAAATGAGTGCTGGCAAAAAAACACCTATTATGACTATGCCATTGGATTTTCCAGCGTTAAGCAACGAGGAAGTAACAATTTTTGATGTGACTACAAACTATCCTGCTTCTCCAAGAGAGATGAAAGAATACTTAGGTGCATACATGAATCTTCCACAAACACACATCGTAGTTAGAAAACCAGGTGAACCGTCAGAAGAATATCAAGAACAAATGCAGGTGGCTGAAAAATCAGAATATGTAAACAAGTTGAGAGATATAGAATACAAAGATGCTCCCAAAGTTAATGCAGAAGATTTCCATTCTACTAAAGCGAACATGAGTTTATTAAAAGAATTATTAAAAGATAGAGAAGAAGACAAGGACATGCCAAAAGAAAATCCAAATATTCAAAGCAAAGAAGAAGTAGCTACTCCTAGTCCATTTACAAAATCAACCAACCCACATCCAGATCCACAGCGGAAATAATCTTATGGAAATGATTGACGTCCTAAAGAAATTACAGGAAATTTCGAATAAAAGTCCTGAAGTCCAAAAAGCAATCAGTTCAACCGAAGCAATGAATCCAAAACAACAGGCCGCAATTGCCATTGCAAAAAAAGAAAAAAATGAGGCACATGGTGGCCAACACACAACTACAGGCAGATCAATGACTGGTGGTGAAATGGATAAGAGAGAAAAAATTGTCAAAGGAATGAAAAAAGATAAAGCAGGATTTAAGAAAAGATATGGCAAAGATGCTGATGCGGTTATGTATGCCACTGCAACAAAACAAGCAATGAAGAATGACGTCAATGAAGCACCTGATACGATTACTGCGGCTCAGCAGGCAGTAGAAGAATATCTAGATGGGGACACATTAGTAAAACCAAAAAACGAAGTAATAGCAGATCTAGAAAGAAGAGCAAAAGCGGCAAATTTTCCACAATCATATGAGTTAGAAACAGCGGCGAGAATGGTTGCCGACAAATATGATAACGACGGAGAAGAAAAATACACAGGAGAGGATATAAATACAAATACCATGGAAACAAAAGACAAAAAAGAAGTTAAAGAAGCAATCCAAATCACAACTGACTCTCCAGAAGAAGCAGGAATGATGATGCAAATTTTAAAACTAGCAGGTGTCAAGCCAATGGGTGCTGACATGCCAGACATGAACCCTCCGCATGGTTCAGACATGGATCCAGGCGAAATGAATAAGCAAATGGATACAGATGGTGATGATGCTATGAGATCAATGGACATGGGCAGAATGCGAGACATGATGATGAAACCTGACATGGAAAAACAAGAAGAAACTTTTGCAAACTCTCCAGGCGATAGACCAAAAGCAGAACCAAAGATGCAAGACATTGACTCATTAGTCAACGTGCATTCAGGTGGATTGAACAAGCAGAAAATTCAGTATCGTAAAGAGTATCCAGGTGACAACCCAATGGCTGTTGCTCAAGAAGATAAAATTACTGAAGCAGAACTTTCAAACAGTCTTAGAACACAATACGAATCTTTCAAGAAAGCATACACTGAAGCGGCAAAGCCTGATTATATTGATCTAGATAAAGATGGTAATAAGACAGAGCCAATGAAGAAAGCGGCTAAAGACAAAGAAGAAAAAGATAAAAAATAAGTCTTTTCCTAACACTCATTTACTCTTAAATACTACACTATGGCGTATGTAAGTTTAGATTCCCAACAAATTAAACGTGCAAACAAAAAGCACAAATATACCAAAGATCAAGTAGAGCAGTTGGAAAAATGCATGGATCCAAAAACAGGTCCTTTGTTTTTTATGAAAACCTTCATGAAAATACAGCATCCAACAAAAGGTGAGATGCCTTTTAACCCTTATCCCTATCAAGAAAGATTGATCGAGGCCTACAATTCACACAGGTTCAGTATTTCAATGTTGCCAAGACAAACAGGAAAAACTACCTGTGCATCTGGATATATTATTTGGCGTGCTATGTTTTATCCAGATTCATCCATATTGATTGCCGCACACAAATATGCTGGTGCATCGGACATTATGTCTAGGGTGCGTTATGCTTATGAAATGTTACCTGGTTGGATTAAAGCAGGTGTAACTCAGTACAACAGAAATTCTATAGAATTTGATAATGGTTCAAAAATTATGGCGACTACCACAACTGAAAACACAGGGCGGGGTATGTCACTTTCAATGATATATTGTGATGAGTTTGCGTTCGTGCAACCACCAGAAAAAGCAGTGGAGTTTTGGACATCACTATCTCCAACATTGTCAACTGGAGGTAAGTGTATGATTACATCTACACCAAACAGTGACGAAGATCAATTTGCATTAATTTGGAAAGAAGCAAATAAAAGATTTGACGAATATGGTAACGACAAGACAGTAGGGACAAACGGATTCTATGCAATGAAGGCCCATTGGTCAGAACATCCAGACAGAGACGATTCATGGGCGGAAGCAGAAAAATCAAGAATTGGCGAAGAGAGATTTAGAAGAGAACACGAATGTGAATTTTTAATCTTTGACGAAACCTTAATAAACAGTATTACACTTGCAGACATGGAAGGTGTGCCACCGGTTGAAACAACAGGCCAAGTGCGTTGGTTCAAACGTCCAACACCTGGACACACATATCTTGTGAGCCTTGATCCAAGCATGGGTACAGGCGGAGATTATGCCGCAATCCAAATTTTTGAGCTTCCAACATTCGAACAAATAGGAGAGTGGCATCATAATCAAACTCCAATGAATCAGCAAGTAAGGATACTACAAGGTATAAACAAGCACATTCATGACACAATAATGGAAAAAGATAGCACAGCAACTCCACAAATATTTTATTCAATGGAAAACAACACAATTGGAGAAGCGGCATTGATGAGGGTTATGGACATAGGTGAAGAAAACATCATGGGTATGTTTTTGTCAGAGCCTATAAGGAAAGGACATAGACGTAAATTCAGAAGAGGATTCAACACAACTGCCAAACACAAGATTGATGCATGTACAAAATTCAAAGAGCTTGTAGAGGGTGGCAAAATGAAAATAAATTCACAGTTGTTGATCAGTGAAATGAAGGACTTTGTTGCTTCAGGATTAAGCTATAAAGCAAAACCAGGTCAACATGACGACCTTGTTAGCTCGTGCCTATTGATGACACGTATGATGAAAGTTTTAGCAGATTTTGATCCAAAAATATTTGAAAAATGGACGGATAGAACTTCAGAATTAACCACTCCAATGCCAATATTTGGAAACTTCTACGGATAATAAATACAATATATGAATCCAAAAACATCTCAAGATTTGTTTAACAAAATAAGATCACAATTTAGTAACATCAAAATTGGTGATGAAAACGGTGGAGCCACTGCAAATCCCGAAAATGCGGTATTTTTTGAATTTGAATATCAACCAGATTCAGACACTTTTGGTTCCGTTAGTGTATCAATTGCCGACGGTGAGAACATGAAAGTGTACTACAATCGCGATCTAGTCGACAAAATAGACGAAGACGACAGAAACGAATGGTATGCTTTTTTAAAAGAATTAAAAGATTTTGCTGTGGAACACAGCCTGACATTTGATGTAAGGGATATTACTAAATCGAACCTTACGAAGCAGGATTATCAAAATATTGCAGATACGAGCAAAACGGTAAATACTGATGAAATGTCAGAAGAACTAGCAAGAATAACAAAATTAGCAGGTGTCACAGAAGGCCTAACAGGAACTGCAAAACGTTCATACGAAAACCTAGACAAAACAAGATTAATAATTAGACATTCCGGCAAGGTTGATGAAACTGTGCCCGGTGCAAGATCTAGACAGATACAATCACTATACATCGAAAACGAGGATGGTGAAAGATTCAAGTATCCACTTACACACCTAGCAGGTGCGAGAGCAATGACAAGACACGTTGCAAATGGTGGAAGACCACATGATGAGTTTGGCGAACACATTATCAGAACTTCAGAAGACATAGCAAAACTCAATTCATTCTCAAGATATGTTTCCAACAAAGATCAACTTAACGATAACGCAGGTGACATCATAGAACAGACTAAGATGAAACTTGAGAATCTAAGAGAATATATGAGAAACCTGTCAAAACAAACACACTACGAGAACGCAAGTAAAGATTTTAAAACTTCAGAAGAACAAATCTTAGATGACGAGACAGTGAATAAATTAAGAGAAAAGTTTACGATGACAAATTTAGACAAAAGAGTTGAAGACGCTTTTCCACTTATTAATAAAGTAATGGCAGAATTTGAGAAGACAAAAGAAGCAGAGCAGGTAAACGAACTAGAGCCAGATGCTGAGCCGATAGACGCACCAGTAGAACCACCAATGGATCTTGGTGGCGTTGTAACATCTTTCTTAACTGACCCTAATAAAAAATTAGTCTTAAGGAAAGATGATAGTGCAGATAAAATGCTTCAGGTAACAAAATTTACAAATAAAAATACGATGCTTAGTTCAATATTATCGGATATTGCTTCAAGAATGTTATCAAAAACAGGCGAAGAAGATAGAGTGGCAAATTTTGCTTCGAGAGTTGCAGATGGATTGGACCAAGAAAATTCAGCAACGTTCAAGCCCGATGCCAATTATGTAAAGAATAAAAAAATTGCAATTCAATTGGCAAAAAGATACATAGATGATTACAAAAAAATGCAGGCAGATCCAAAGTTTGCTGATGAAATTAGAATGGAGCCAGGCGAATACAATCCAAAAAAAGATCTCAAAGGCAAAGCAAAAGAAACGGAAGCATTTGAAGGATGGGTAGACTCCGTTGGAGAAGCTACAATCAAACCTTATGTTTCAATGTACAAGGGCGATGACGGCAAGATGGTATATGATGTACTTGATAAAGACAGCAACTCAGCTTTTAAAAGCGGTGATATGGATGCGGCGCAAGAATACCTTAAACAAAATTATGACAAATTAAGAGAAGTGGAACACCAACCTAAGGATAAAGAATTAGAAAAAAAAGACAAAGAAAATGCAATGAAACTTGATGTTACCAAAGCAGACAAAGTAATGAACACAACCGCGTTCAAAAGAATGCAGGCAGGTGACGACAGATACGCAGACAAAACTGAAGGCAATGAGTTTGCAAATGCCGTGAGAAAAGCAAAAGCGGCAGGCATGAAAGCAGGCGACAAATTCAAAGTTGGAGATCAAGAGTACACTTTAAAAGATGCTATAGAAATAGCAGGATTACAACTTGAAGAATTCTTTTCAGAAGAAGAACAAGCATACGATTCACAAATAGACAGAATCAAGGCTCTATCATTTTACCAATAATAACGGTTGATTTCACATAAATATAGTTGTATATTATAGCAAATGCTTAATATATTTAGGCAACAAACATAGGCACAAATAGGAGGCTTACATTATGGCTACATTGGCTGAAATAAGAGCGAAGTTAAAATCTCAAGAATCTAGTCGCTCAGG